GCCCAATTAGATCTTCATGGAGTTCTTTTAAGGGACCGTGGCCACTCGAAGTTCCACCAAAGCCCAAAATCAAAGCGCCTTTTGCTCTAATGGCGGAATAGTCAAACTTTGGCACTTGTGAGCCCAACAAGAACCCATCCAATAATTGACGGACAGAATTAACCCAGCCTTCACGCGAGTCTTCAATAATAAGTGTATCGCCTGTATACATTGGTTCCTTGATTACGACTGTGCCAGCTCCAAGTGTATCAAACCCGACACCAACTCCTAGCATCAAGGCATCCATAATCCAAGCGTAAAGGTATCCACCCTTTGTGGCTAAATCGGCTGTAGTTCTAAAGCCGCAATTGAACAGGGCTGCACCTGTTCGCTCTTCGGCAAACTTTGTGCCGGTCATCCATAGTCCGCGCCCAGGTGGTGTCCACTTGAGATTAAAAAGTCTATCATACGCATCTTTCGCTGTTCGCTGTGCTTTTGAATCATTCCACTCAAGGCCAAGCCTAACAACATGTTTCTTTTGAATGTTAAACATTCCTTCGATAACACGGCGACAAGTTTGCCACCATTCTTCTGTGCCTGTTGCGTTGGGCTCAAATTCATTTAGGCGTCGAGCATATGTGCGCTTAAATGTCACATACCCTAGCGGGCCCCAGGGGACTTCGGCGGATGTATATGGTTCTAGGAACGTCTCCGATAGACGAAACCTGCGTATGTTCTCTTCTGTTCTCATTTCTTATTTCCTTTCTTGATAATCTTGTTGCTTTTTTTAACATTTTCAAGCGCACATAAAGGGCGCAAGTTCTCCAGCGCCCAGCACTTCTGAAAGTTGGGGTGCTGCATACTGTCGTAAGCTAGCATGGAGTGGGGGTAAATGTGATCAATATGCCAAGTTCTTCTCTCCTTGGAGATTACTCCATAATTCTCCCACTTCATCCAGTCTTCAAATTGTGATTCTATATGATCTTTGAGTATCTGTGGAGTGTATGGAAGATGCTCGAAAACACTTTGGCCAGCCTTGGCATCGCCTATTGTCGCCCGAATTCGCCTGGAGATGTTGTTGTGCAGCTTGTAACTTGGGTTGGTACGCCGAATGGCGGCATCTCTTCTATCTCTTTGACGGCATAAATCCAAATTCTCCTCCCTGTATCTTCTTTTGCGGTCTCTTGTTTTTTCGGCGGTGCGTTTTTCGTATTCCGCTGCACGAGCCCTAATACTCTCTCTGTTCTTCTTGTAATATTCTTTTTTCTGTTTTGCAATCTTCTCTTTGTTCTTGGTTCTCCAAGTGTCTTTATCACGGAGGAATTTCTCTCGATTCTCACTCTGCCAAACAGCAACCCGTTTGGAGATCTTCTCTTTGTTCTCAATGTAGTATCTTTTGGCCTCGATCTGAAGCCTCTCTTTGTTTTCCATTCTCCACTCGCGTTGACACCCTTTACAGCTGCTTGATAATCCCGACTTTACTGAACGGCAGATTGTAAATTCATCTGCGGCTTTCTCTGTTTTGCATTTTGAGCAAGCTTTAGATTTCATCTCTTTCTCCTGTGTAAATAGACACTCAAAAATGAAAAGATCAAAAACCGAATTCTCGCTAGCGAAACAGTGTTATGACACCCTTCTACTTCTTTCTCAATTTTGTGTATTTTTGTCTCAACAATTCTTGTTGCTGTTTCGCCCCGAGGGCAGGCATACCCCCTGAAACGCCGCTAATGGCCCCCTGAGCACGGGGCATAACTTTAATACACACATTCGATGTATCCATAAAAATATCATAAATTATCCCATCTGGGCCGTTCCTATTCTTTGCTATAAACATCTTGCCTTGGTTATTCTGTTTGTCCTCAATGGTTCTTGAGATAGAGAGAATAAAGTCAGCCACAAAGCACTTATTGAACGCTTCAGATATTTGCTCCATTGTGATTACTTCGGCGTTAAGGCCCGATCTGTTGGTTTGAGAAGCTGTCCAAACTGGACACTTGAATTCTGTTGAGATTCCTCGCAACTCTTCATAAATAGACTCCAATTCATTTCTCTTTTCTTTTCTCACTACAACTGGGCGCAAAAGATCGGCATAGTCAACAATTATCATTCCTGGATTAATTCCACGCTTTACAAGCCGAGATAGGTGTGCTCTGATCGTCTGTGTTGTAGCTGATTTGGTTGGATACTCCTTAATGATCAATTTGCCATTGATGCCCTTTACTTTTTCATATATTTCGTCCTTGAAAGAAGTTAAGCTTGACAAAGGGAAGCCAGTGATACAGCTATCGTAGCGGCTTGCTATCACTGTCTCTTGTAGTTCCATTGTATAGTGAACAACAACCTTTTCTTCTTTTAGTGCCTGTGCTCCCAAGTGGACCAGCACCATGCTCTTACCAGCACCCGTGGGAGCTATGACAACCCCCATCTCACTCACCCCAAGTCCACCACCAGTAATGCCATCTACTTCTTTCCACCCTGTTGTCACTGGCTTTCTGAATTTTGGAACAAACCTAGCTTCAAAGTCGGCTAGGTAATCATAACCAAAATTATTATCTGAGCCTAATTTAATAGCATTATTGATTGTGTTCGAAATCTCATCAAAGGAACAAGTCTGTAGCAGTCCTACCGACTTCAGCATCGCCTCTTTCAAATTCTGCTTTCTGCAAAATTCTAGCGACGACTCTTTGATATACTCTACATCAGTTGGTTCTCTGTTGTGTATGCGACTAAAATAATCTAAAACCTGTTGCTTGACTGTCTCATCTTCTTCTTCTAATTCTGTACGGAGTATCGAGATCATTGCTTCCATTGATGGATGCTTGTCGTATTTACTTCGAAAGTTGATCACCTTGGCTGCAAACAGCCTTAAGTACTCAAGCTCTAAGAAGTCGAGATCTAATACCTCGGTTATTTGATCGGCAAAAGGACGATCTTCAAAGATTAATTGAACTAATCCCTCTTGAAACGATTTGCCATATTTGCCGAAGTTTATGTTTGCTGGTGACATCTTTCCTCACTTGTCTATTGTAGCTTATATTATAACACGCTCACTACCAAAGTCAAGCACTAAGTCACTCTTTTTCGCTTCTCTGAACACTCTCGACTAATAAGAGCCAAATGTGTCCTCAGTGTTTCCCAATTTAGCTCCCCAAAGCCATCGATATTCATCATCTTAATGATCTCTGTTCTATTAAACTCACACTCAAAATTATTCACGGTATACTCAACATGTTGTTTTGATTGTATTGAAAGCTGAGGAGCATACAATTGCATTAGTTTATAATTGTGGCGTATTGTATCTTGTTCTTCAATTATGCGAGATAAGACTTTTAATTTATTTTCTGACTCCTCGCAAGTTTGAACAATATCATCTAGCGTGTAGTCCTTGGCTTCTGCAAGATATGGAAATCTCTTCTTTATTGTTCCGAATCCTACGCCCCTGACGCCTTTAAGGTTGTCTGACTTGTCACCAATAATTGCCCTAGCTAACGCCATGTTTGTTGGGTGAACTCCAGTTTCTTCCACAACTCTGCCAGAATTTAAGAACTCATCTTTTGTTGGCCTCCATAAGACAGTTTCGTCATCACAAAGCTGCATGAAATCCTTGTCATTAGAGACGACAATCTTCTGCCAGCCTTTGTAATATGACATTTGAGTCAAATAGGCAATTACATCATCTGCTTCGATATCTGGCACCATAAATTGAATCACCGGCATCGAATTAAGATATTCAACAATACGAGCGTGTTGCCACATTTTGTTTTGTAGCTCTTCGTTCTCTGTAAGGTTCCGTATCGATCTATTTAATCGAACTGGCTTACGACCCGCTTTATATTTTTTGTCCATAGTACGGCGCTTCCTAGAGCCATTGGGGCCATCCCATACGACTATGATCTGACTGGGCTTAGTGACACGAACAAGTTTCTGTAAGATCTTCGTAAAGCCCTTGAGGCCGCCAATTGGGCTTCCATTAAGAGACAAACTAGGATCAACTATATAAGCTCGTAAATATGCGTTCAGGCCATCGATGATTAGTACTCGTTGTTTTTCCATTAGACCTTCTGTAAGTCTGAGATCATGGAGTCGACGTCTAATTTGCGGATTGAGCTCCACTTAAACCAATCGTATTCTGGATTCAAGCCTTCATTACGAAGATCGGCTTTCCAGTTGTTGTATTTTTGGCGTGTTTCGTCATTGATCCAATCGACCTTGACATATTTCCAGCCGCCCTCTGTTTTTTCTTCTCTCACCGTTCCAAATAAAAGGCTCAGATCACCATACGTGGTCCAAACCTTTTGCCCTATTAAAGTGTCCATTTAATCTCCTATGGTTACTCTATTATTATAATCTATTTTTTGTTGTTTGTCAAGTGTTCTTTTATGGCCTTTTCGGCAATCTTTGCAACTGCCCATCTAGAATTTCGAGATAAGCCCTTATAAGTCTCCAGATGTTCAGATACCTCTTTAAAAACAAATGGGCGACGCTTAACACGACTCATAAATTCTGCCTCTTCTCCGCCAGTAAAATCGCCAACAGGCTCTTTTCTGCCCAAGCCAGGCCAAGCTTCATTGGTTCCTAGCAAATAAGCTTCTCTCCCTCCACGTGGAATAATCAGCACCGAATCTTGACAAAACATTGCCGATAACGATCCTAAAGTGTCAGCAAATTTTGGATCATCTGTATAATTTACAACAAAGAAGCTCTCTTCAGCAACTTCTATAGATGGGTGCTTCTTTTTATCTTTTGAATTAAAATTCTCAATATAAGAGCCATCTATTGTAGTTACACCAAATCCCTTTTTCAGCAAAATAGCTCGCAGAGCTCTATTCCTTTCAAAATTGACATCCGCATCTTCATCCTTTTCTGTCCCTATTGATGGAACATCAAGCACACATTGGTGACGTGAACGCGGCGAATTGCGGTGTCCTGTGATAATTGCAGACTCGTGTTCTGAAATGTGTTGGTGTATTCTGCTCAGGCCGGATTCTCTGATATTTGATTTCTTCCAGTTTTCAATTATTTTCTTCATTCTTGGTCTCCGTAAAAATCATCAGCTAACTTAGTGGCAGGGACTTTCTCCCACAGAGCCACTATCGTAGTGTCTGGATCTTTGTCCTGCGGATAGATAAACCCTTTCATTCCATGCTTTCGTGAAGCCATGGTGGCCACCATTTCAAATGTATTTACAGGATAATATTTGGGCTTCTTTGTTTCTTTCTCTCTTATCTCCAAGTACTCTTTTTTGCTGTCCGGGAAGGATAGCTTTAGAGGATCTTCGTAGATTGGGTACAGCTCGGAACTCTTTATTTTTACTTCGTAAGCATGCTCTCCTTGTATCTTGCCGACACCTGCATCTTCTTGCGACATCTGTGTAAAATAAAAAACTCTTGGACGATCCCAGGCTCGGTACTCTGCTTTCGTGTAGTTCTTTAAATTCTTGGCGGCTATTTCTGGATCTAATTCGGTAATGTCTGGCGATGATGATATATGATACAAGATCATTTCATCAGATTCTTCTTCTTGGAGGTAACTGTTCCAATTCTCAAACAAATGTTTCATTTTTTATCCTCTCGGACATAAATAGTCTCTACTTATCGTCTTTGTCGGTAGGATCTTCATAAAAGTCGGCTGCTTTGCCTTCTCGCTTGTCGAACTTTTGGACGATATGTTCTTCTACAATCTCGTGTATTAATGCCTTGAACTCTGGCTTAGCCATTTGCTTCATCCAAGTTCCTGGTTGGAATTTAATGTGTTTGTCGGTGTCCTCGTCGATATGATACCAGCTTCCCCTACTGCACACCCTCTTAGAGCCCTTTATTGCTTCAAATAGGCTTTCGTCATTTTGGATGCCGATATTGTCTGTTCCCCAGAGAATTTTGAAAAAGCAATTTCGACCTTGTGTCCCAAAGCGTGATTTCTCAATCTTACATTTTACTTCTGAGCCTATTCGAAATCCATTCTCATCTTGAACAAAGGCAGCCTTTGATTTACGACCTGTAAGCCATATGCGCAATGAGTATGAATAATGCAAAGCCTTGCCACCGGGAGTGACATACGGAGTCGTCATTACAATCTGTCGCGCCATCGGCCCCTGTGGAATGTTTGTTTTCAACTGGTTTAATATAAGCAGAGTTGCTTGTCTGTCGGCAAGTGGTATGATAAGTTTTGACATTCCTTTGGCAAGAATACGAGCTTTTACTGCGACAGAAGATTGAGGATTGAAGTCACCTTCCACATCTGAGATTGACGGCGTGAATGCCAACGAATCCCAAATGAAAACCATCTGTTCCTCTGATGCACCTAGTAAGTCTTCTATTGTCTCTAGGACAAACTCAACTGACGATGCTTGAATGTACATCAGGCGCGACAAGTCGCAGCCAGAACGTTCTAAAAAGTCTGGATCGATGGCCGACTCAGAATCAAAATAAACAACGATTTTATTCATTTTTTGGGCGTTGGCGGCGATTTGGGCAGCCATGTAACTTTTACCGGTAGATGTAAGTCCTGCCAACTCACTGACCTTCCCAACTGGAATACCGGACATCTTACCCTTGCAAATAATAGAATCTAGCCATCGGCTGCCGGTCGGGATCCATTCCTTGACTTCTGTGGGGTTGTTGCCCGATAGATCGTGGGCAACATCTCTACCTGCCTTCTTATTGACAAGTTTCATTAGGTCTTTCATTGACACCCGACCGGCTTTAGTTTCTTTTTTCTTACTCATTGAATCTTCCCTATCATTAAAATCTCTCTTGCTTTCTTGGCCTCAAAGCCATCAGTAGTCTTCTTTCGCCTTCCTGCTGTATAAGTTACATCAAAATATACCATATCATTCTTTCCCACTCTTTCCTCAAAGAAGTTGTCTCCTACGTCTCTATTACTCATCATAGCATGTGCTCCCCTTGAAGTCAAGTCATTTAAGAAAGATATAACTTTTTCTTGGATTTCGTCATCAAAGTCGACGCCATACTTCGTGAAAGAGCCGCGATAAGGTGGATCAAGGAAAGCATAAGTGTTTGATTTAACTTCGCCCAAAGTGTCGGCAAAATCACCCGACATAAGCTTGCACCGTTTTAATGCCGTGTGCCATTCCAATACGTTGTCCTTGTCATAAACTTTGTCCTTTTGATTCAATAGCCCAGAGGGAGTACCGAATCTGCCATTTGTGTTATTGTTGATCTGCCAGATGCCATTAAAGCCTGTCTTCATCAAGAAATATAAGGTTGCAGATTCTTTGATTGCAGACCATTCAGCATAGTGGTATGCATGTTGATCTCTAAGGTTATAATAATACTTTTTTCGTTCTGGTTTATCTAGAGGTAGAAATTCGGATTGATAGTTATCCATTACTTCCATAAACTCTTCTGGGTTCTGTTGTATGGCTCGATATATATTCATGATCGATTCATTGATATCATTTAAAACAAAAGTTGCCTCTGGGTTCTGCTTATATGCCCACACAAACATGGCTCCTGCGCCAAAAAACGGCTCAATATAGTGTTCAAATGAGTCGGGGAGATGTTCTTTGTACTTCTTGAGCATTTTGGTCTTTCCACCTGCCCACATAAATAATGGTTTCATTTATCCACCCTTCTTATAATAAAAAATAAGGCACCTGTAGACCCGTGCCTTCCTGCGGTTGCAAACTACTCTGCGGTAGGGTTGCTTGTATCTACTACTGCTGTGTCATCTTTAGCATCGCTACAGCCGTTACAGCCAGATAGCGCCACAGTAAGTACTGTAATCATCAATGTTTTCATAATGTCCTCCTTTACATATAGAATAGCAAGGCATCTGTAACCCCATGCCTTCCTGCGGGTGGGGGCTACGCAGCCTCCCAAGTGTATAAACGGAGCAGACTATTTTCATGACCGGTCTGCTATCGGTCGCGTTCAAGAATGAACTATGCGCCGGCCATTAACTCGTTGAAGGCTCGGTCTACTTCGTTGCCACCAGAATTGGTAGCGGCATACTTGGTGGTTTCCGTACTTCGACTTTCGGCAGAACCATTTCCAGCAAGTTGCTCATCAAGTATCGCATCAATCTGCTCTTTGGTCTGTCGCTCGAATAGCGAGTCGAAGTCGGGCATACGATCTAGGAGGGAAGGGATCGCTTCATCGTCTTCGAGCAAGAGTGATGTATTTCGTCGCATTTTCAGACTTGTCTGAGGGAATGCACCAGGCTTATTCGGCTTGGTGTATGTTAGGGCGATGTCAGTGCCCTCTTTGGCGTCAGTAATGTCGCCATACTCTGGGTCAAGGATATAACCAAGCAACAGTTCGTATGCTTGTTTTCCGTAACCATAAATTTTAATTCCTTCTTCTTCTCGGCCTCGGACAAGGACTGGGGAGAAGTATCTGGTTCGAACAAATAGGCTCTTTGCGAGATTCTTCGTTTCTGTGTCGTTTTTGTCTGTTCCTTCGCGCCATAGTGCGGAAGCAAACTCGCAAATCGGACAGGCTTCACCAAAGTTGCGTTTCGGGCACACAATCCCGCCTCTATGTTGACCGACATTGTAATGGAAGAACATTTCCTTAAGCGGGTCGCCGTCTTTAGTTGGGACGATACGAATGGTTGTTTCGCCCTCGTCTGGCTTGAAGAATGGACCGTGGTCTTTCTTCGCTCCTTCACCTCGTAGTGAAGCTAGTTTCTCTCTCATCAGTTTCATATCAATACTCATTATGCAGTCTCCTTTTTTTGTTATGCTTGAGTTCGGGTGTAAGCTTTCCTTACCCCTCTAATGTATCACCATTCAACGAGCTTGTCAAGTGGTTTTTTTGTTTTTGTGTCGCATTTGTATTAGCCACGACAAAGCCAAAGTCTTGTTTGTGTTCGGTGCCATAAATGGCATACGAAATGTGCTTAAAGGCATTTTTTGGTTTATTCTTCAAAATATCTACTAGCCTTCGGTGGAGTCCACCATCAGTCTCAAGAGCCTCATCTCTGATACATATATAATAACACATATCTCGCGAGTTGTCAAGGTCAAATAGCCATTTTTCTTCTAAAGTTTTTGGATTTAATATTCCAATTGTTCTTATTCTGTTAATGTCGTTGGGCTTCGATATAACACCTATCTCTGGATCAGCATGAGTGAAATAGTTGTAATAATGAACAGTCGAAAAAATTGAATTATTGATCGTATCAAAATATGTTTTAATGGGCACTTGTCCAACAACCTCTTCAACTTTTAAATTGGAAATAAGAGTCACAGATGACAAAAGGCCAGATCTTGCGTACTCCTGTAATACACCAAAGACTGCTTGCTCTACTAGTCTCGGCATTCCTGTTAAAAGTTCTGTGTCTGGTTTAATGTAGAATACTTCTATTTTTTTATTTTTAATCTGCTCAAGTATTCCCAAAACATAGTTCGAACTAAACGAGGAGCCAACAACGAACACTTGTACGTGATCGTTAATGTCGGTAAAAAACTTAGTGAGGTCGGGGATGTTCTTTTCATAGTCCTCTGGGTTTGCATATGTTTTTAGTTTATATTTCCTCTTCGACGACCGAGCTACAGAACTGCTCATTTGATATACATCGTAGTTGCTCGTTGAGTTGAACTTTTCAGCAATCGCTGAGGCACCGTTGCCTATTCCGACTATTGAAATCATATATCCAACCTCGTGAAGTCTAAATAGTTCTCTCCAATATTTAGATTAACTTTAAATGATCCAAGTTTATTGACAGAAAATGCCTCTTGTATTTCGGGAACAAGATAACGATCCTCTTCAGCTAAATCAACAACTATCTCGTCATGAACAATGTGGGAAATAAAACTTTTCTTGTTCGCTAGTAGCTCGTCTATTGCAACAGCACGCCCTAATACCAAATCAGAAGTTGTACTCTGAATTAGATAATTAAATGACCTACGCTCATCTATTTTAATGTGTCTGTTCATTGGAGTGCTAATATAACCATCTTTGTACCACTTGTCAAGTAATTTCTCACGGTCATAAACACCTGCGGCGGTCGAATCAGAATTATAGTCATAGAGCCACGCAAAAAACTTTACTTTAGCGGCCTCACGGTCAATCTTACGGTCTCTAAAAATGTTTTCCATATTCCACTCGTGGATATCTTTTTCTGGCTGGTCAACGCCCAGTAAGCCAAGCACAGTGCGTGCCTCTGCTCCATTGTAATCTAGAGATAAGAACCATCTATTGTGGGGGCGAATTAAAGCACGAAAGTCTTTCTTCATTGTTAGAATCGGACAAGAGCCAGTTTTTGTAGTTAGCCTACCGGTGACAGTTCCAAATAGATTATAGTCAATGTGTTTGGGGCCATTCATAAACTCACGAGCTTTTGTGCGAGTGTTATAGCCAACAAATAGGTTGCGGGCTTTAGAGCTATCGAAATTTAGATTCTGGTATTTTATCTTATAGAGTAATCTCTCTATTGATGCTAAATGATCGTAGTTGGCGGGGCGCTCGTAGTTGTCAAAAGCGTGTTGTGTGACTTTATTTTTAATCTCGCAGAACTCTGTTAAGAAGTCATGAGGCACAAGATCATAAAAACAATGTTCTCGCAAGTTGATACGGCCAAGCTGAAAAGATTTAAGATATGCCCTAAATGTACGTTGGATGCGACTGACATCTTCCTTTTGTTCTTGTGAGCAAGCGTCCTCTAGTGTCTTTCCGTTAACATAAAGCCAAGCATATTCAACACTTGAATCCGTTATCGACGGAGTATATCTCCATGTTTTCGTTAAATTGGCTGGTATGTGGTCAAAGTGCAATTGTCCATCAACATAAATTCCAACGCAATCTGATTTGTCGTCTAGTGTTTGAAATATCAAGGTTCCTCCGAACGTGCGTTTATTCTCCTTACAATATAACTCAACGAACCCGATTTGTCAAATGGTTTGTTGGCTATTCTTTCAAACACAAACAAAGAAGCTTTTATTCCCTTATTGTCATACAATTGAAGAGTGTCAGACAATAGTTTTATTTTATCTTCTTTCGGCATTGTTCCTTCTTCTTCAATAAGTCGCAACTTACAATATAATTCTAACATATTCCGTTCAGAAAAATGTTTATTCAAGCTCTCCGATGTATAAGTCAATGGTTTTTTGTAATGTGTGACAACTTTGCCAGCACATTCAGAAGTAAATGTGACAGTTTTTTTGATAGAGTTGTGATATATGTCTCGAATACTGATAACAAACTTGTTAAATGAACTTAAATAAGAAGAATTATAAGACGACCACAGAACAAGATCTGTTTCTGACTGGTCGTATTTGGCTGCATACTGTTGCATCTGCTTGGAGCCTATGTCGGCGACCAATCGCCAAGGATGAGATTTGTCTACCATAAATCCATATGTGGTGCAAGCATTTAAATAAAACTCCCAATTGGGGCTATTGATAAACTTATTAATCTTTTCACTGTCGTCAGTGGATTTGAGATTGGCTATATCAATGACTAAGCCGGATACATTCATTGGGCATCTACGACTTTTAATATAAGATATCTTGGTCAAAGGCACTGATTCTAACGAGCGCGTAAAAACGGGAATCAGTGCGGTCGTGAATTCTGTAAAGTTCATTATTTGAGGGTTTCTTCTTTTTATCTCTTTCGATAATATGTCGACATGCAAATTGTGGTAACTGCTGTATTCTTTGTTGATGTCCTGATAGCCTTTAAATGCCCGTAGTGATGTCAAGAATGGATCTTGGGTGCCTATTTCGCCAGACAAAGATTTTTTATCGAATTGTCTAACTAAATCTGAAAAAGCATCGGCCACAAAATTCAACACACGAATATCTCGATTTCCAGAAACTGATTTAATCGACTTGAGCCTTCGTTTGTTGACTATTTCCAGTGGCACATTGAATCTATCTACACGACCATATAGCAGTTTTTCGCCAAAGTTAAAATCAGTCAGAGTTGAGTATTTTTCTCTATGGCTCTGTAGCGTATCGTTGTATATCACTCTTTCATCAAATAATTTGATTGTCTTTTCGGCATTATTCTTTTTGTATTTGGCCATCAACTTTTACTCACTACTTCTTTTGAATTCTGTATGCTGCACCAAGAGGGGGCATTAGTTGTATCCTTTTCCGAAACATTGTCCAATTCAGTGTGCACTTTGGGCGTTATGCTAGCAACCCATTTGGCCGATATTGATGTCTCTGCTCTTCCAGGACCAAAACTGTGCTCTGATCGCACTATCATGTGGTAGCCACCAATGCCTATTTGTGTCAAATCTGCCCTTGATCTGACAGACGGAGAAAAGCCGGCTGGATCTACATATATGTATACCCCAGGATATGCATTGACATTAGTGAAAGTCTTTATATCAATATCATAGACCTCTCTTAACTGACTAAGGCCATCATAACCATCTTGTTCGAATCTCAGCTCTTTGAGACCAGTTGAGTCAGTCCTCTTTAAATTGATTGCTTTTACTATTCCTCTATCCTTTCCCACAGAATAATGAAATATGCCTCGTGAGTGATCTCTAACAATATTACCATTCATTTTCTCTGATGGCTGGGAGCGGCCAGCATAATAAGCTAAATAGTTGATCTCTTCACCGACAGCACCCGACGAAGCAGGGCTGTTTACTCTGCCAGAGATATTTCTTAGCAATGGTCGACTACTCATTACATCACCTAGTGTAAGTCGATTCTTCCAGTCTATGGGCCATGGGCCTGGACCCAATGTAAGGTCAGTTATTTCATCTACGCCAGTCGATCTATTTTTGTACGAAGTCAAGGAAGCTTGGCTAACTCTTGTTCTTTGCTTTGCTTGACTGCCAAAACATTCTTCCTCATTCAGAAATTCGCGAATAAGATTATTAAAGAAATCATTCAAAAATTTGGGCAATGGGTAATAAGATTCACCTCGTTTGGCCATTTTGCGAGACATCCACTCAGTGAAATATTTTATCGAAATAGGCAAGTCCCCCATAGAAATCAAGATAGTTTTATTTATATCTGATTGGTCTTTAATCTCTAGTGGGCCCAACAGGACACGCAGTTTTTTAAATTGTGTCTCCATTTTTCGGACATTCTCGGCTTCTTCTTCTAAAATGGCATCAACTGCTGCTCCATGGATAATCTGACCAGTAGGTGTTTTTAGAATTTCACCCGGATCCTTTGACAAATTAGAGATAAAGTTGGCCATATGATCTTTGCCATATGTGGTGCCTATATTTTGCAATATGACATCGATTAGATCGCTAACATAGAAGAACGGAACTGTTTGTATGTCGTCTGTGTCTTCTGTGGCTATAGACTTAAAGCTTTCTAGTCTCTTTTCATTGTCGCCTAAGTCATTCTCAATTATAGCTTGACTCATTGAATTAGCTAGATCTTCCGTGTCCGTAGGTGCGGGAGATGAGAAATCACTTGATGTCAATGCATCTTCCATTTTATAAAACGGACCTTGACGTAGCATTTCTCGTACCTGTTTATCGGTGATATCAACAAATCTTATTTTACCATTAGAGGATAAATCTGTCACGATGGAGGCAAGGCTTATTTTCTTGTCATCATCTATTTCCGAAGCAGATGACTTCTTTAATTCTTGGCGGTGCTCTGATTCGCATTTCTCGGAAAACACTTTTGTTTTGATTTTTCGAACCAGGCGGCGCTTCTCTGGCTCAGTACTTGAAAATATATTAAATGACGGCTGATCAAAAAAGTCTTCAACATAAGCTAGATATTGAATCTTAAATACGACTCTTCCGTTTTCATCAATGTCAAAGTCATGAACAGTTGGGGTTAAATTTAACGTAACATACGAATTATATATAGCGTCTTTTACTTCGCTTCTTATGATGCTCCTACCGGATCCAGAATAAGAAGTGTCCTTGGCTTTGCTTGCCCAGCCAACTACTGCCTTAAGGCGGAAGTCAAGTTTATCTAAATTGTTTGACAATTCTTCATTATTTTGTGCTTTAGTGGCAGATGCTTTTGAAGCTGACGAACGACCTGTCTTAAGAGCCAAATCAACATATTTGAAAGTGCGATTACGGCCTGTTTGCCTTTCAGTTAGCAACTCATCAAAGTCATTTGCAAAAATAGATAAAGAAGCCTTTATGCTCTTCTTGAGGGCAAATGGGTTATCCGCCTCATAAGAAAAAGTAAAATCTTGTATACCGACGCCAGCGCCACGCTTAGTGCGATCCTTAAATAAAGCTAGATCTCTCTTTGTAAAATAAGAGTCGAATGGTATTTCAAACTCCTCCTCTGTTCCATCGGCATATGCTTTTATCTTATATAACCTAATCATCGGCTGTAGGTTTGAAATCTCGCTTGTTTTGATATTCAGTAGATCTCCGTAACCCGGAAATTGAGTTAAGTGGTTCATGAACGCAAACGGATCACCTTCAACCTGTAGACATGCGTTATGTTCTGCCCTCACCCAGTCAGAGCCCGGCAACGATGTATATGGCATCCTCTTTGCCAAGTTTGTCTTATCTAGTATGCCAACTTTGTAATGTGCAAAAGCAGGTATCTGTGACAGTAGGAAACACTGTTCTTTGAAGAATGGGGGGAAAGTGCCGGCAATAAACTCAGATAAAGCCTCTCCTGATGTAGCGTTCGCCCTTTCAACGGCGATGTCGGCGGCTCTTCTTGCAGATTCCACATCGTCCTCTGTTACGTCCCAGTTCCAAGGCATAAAATTAAGATTTTGACGGCGGGAAGTGCTTTTTGCTTTGGCCTCTGCTGATTTCGCCGCATCAGTAGCGTCTTGGTGTAACTTCTTCGCAAGAATGTTAATTTCACGAGACTGAGACTGAGCTGCACGCAGAATCTTCAGCTTTTCATCATCTATTGGAACAGCACTTTTAGTGACTTTGATGACTTGACGAATTTCATGAACTGTTTTCAGACTATCATAATCAGGATTACCTACATCCCACCACTGGCTACTCGATAATTCAGGAACTTTCTGTAAATTGGTTTGTAGTTCTTGAAGTAGTGCTGAAGTTCGCGCTGATTCCTTTCGCTTTTTCTCAGCTTCTGCCTCAGAGTCTATTGCACTAGATGGATCTCCCATTCCTTCTTCGTCGTCGTAGAAAGCCATAACCTATCCCTCCAATACTTTTAATGCTTCTGAAACATCGAGAGGTATCACAAGAGAGGCACCGGTTTTGATAGCCGCTTCTACTCCATATCCATTCCACCAAGCTATGACCCACCAGAAACGGGCGTCGCCGTAATATTGATGCGCCAAGTTGTACAATCTATCTCCGTATTTCCAAATATGCTTTGTAGACATTATTCTTGAACGCTGCCTTGAGGTTGGGTTTCTCATCACTGGCGATTCATAGTGGTGTATTTTTTTTAAATCTCGTTCTCTTCTATTTGGGCGACGGACGTCACTATCACTAGTTATGATCTTTCGATTATCATTCCTACTCATCTGGAAGTCCTCCAATCTCATCCCAATCCATGCCAATCCACGGATCAGCGTCGAAATCAAGTAGCCTGTTGGCAGGTTCATCCACTATGCCGTCGCCGTTGGTATCAGGAAGACTGCTTAAATAGGCGTCCAATGAGGGGCTACCGGTCGTGGCGGCCTCAGATCCTTGTGCATTAGCTTGGTCTGGGGTCTGTTCAGCATCGGGAATTGCCTGTGACTTGGCACCATCATCCTCTAGTGATGGCGCATTATTTGCTGGCGGCGGAAATACTTGGTGGGTGGATGCTTGGTGTTCCATTTGGACACCATATGGAAACAATTCTCCTGATGAGTTTGCTTGGCCGCTTTGTCCAAAACGACCTTCCTGGCTCCAACCAAGAGGATGTTCATGGATTGGAGTAAAAGTGAGATTAACTTCAATTAATTTAGGCAACAATGCCTCAAAGGCTCCATCTTTATTCTTCTCTATCACTCCCGAATCATTATCAATATTATGGTTTACTGTAAGGTTCTGTATTGCTCCCAAGAGACCTCTTCCGCTGGAGCCATGATTATAGTCTTTAAAGTATTGTTTTATGCTTGCTGCAGTTGCGGGTGACATCCCAGAAGTATCGCTCAAAAGATTCATAACCTTGATCCTCACTAATGGGGATTGTGTTATTGTTTGAGATAGGCCAGTGTTCTTATAAGTGGGATACAAGAACTGTGTTAAAAGCTGGGTTTTGCCGAGGTTCTCGTATGCTTCACTTTGTGTTGTGGCAGGAGCCTTAAAGGCCAACGTGATCGAGCGGGCAGTGTTCTTGAACATCTGTATAGGATCTGCTCGACCATATACGACCTCGCTGTTCCAATTAGAAGCGAAAGTATCAGTATAGGCGACTATAAAAGCCTTGAAAAAGACTTTTTTACCAGTCGGGACATGTTCGAAAGAGATGACAAGGCCAGCATTAGCCAAGTTGTCTTCACCAGATACACTAAGTGGTCCGTCTTCTTCTGAAAACCTCTGTGAGTTAAAAACATTGTAAAAATCTGCCATTATTATTGTGCTCCTATGGCCTCTGCCATAACTTGAGTCGCGCCGTCTTTAATTAGTTGTTTTGTCTGGGTTGCGTCTAATACTAATCTGACATTCCACTTGGGCGAAGCACTTATGGAAGAATTCGATGAGCCCGCCTGCTTGGGCGAAGCACTTATGGAAGAATTCGATGAGCCCGCCTGCTTGGCATTGCCAATAGCAGCTGTGGTCTTCATAACAGTTGATATGCTGATTGCTTTGTTGGTCTCTATCGAGTTTACGGCGGCGGCTATCTTTCCTATTTCTGCTGCTACTTTACCTAATTTGGAAAAGCCTCCTAGTGTACTTAGCGAGTCAAACATCGCAGCAAGACCTATTGTTGCCGATTCTACGCCTTCTCCCATCATCCAGGCCGCAGCACCAACTCCCAACAGTAAACCAACTGCAAGACCTATTACGATAGCTTGAGGGCCAGCGCCGGCCATCATCAATAGTCCGAACAAAGCCCCAACACTAACCGAAAAGGCTACAATTCCGGCCACTGCTGGCCAAGCTGCTTCACCTAGTCCACTAAATGCCGAGACGAGGTTACCTACACCTGTTGCTGCGAAATATATGGCTCCACCTATGGCGACAGCCGCAAGTGCCGTGGACAGTAACGAAAGGTTCCAGCCTTTAGAAACCTTTGTTGCTTTTTGTTTCGCTGCAGTGGATGTTCTTATTGCCCCTGTGTTTGCTTTGGTTCTGGCAGTGGATGTTCTTGTTGCTGCTGTGGATATACCAGTGGTTGCTGTGTCAGCTGCCTGTGCTGATGTGCGCTGAATAATAGCGGCAGCTGATTTTATGGTTTCTTTTATGTATTCTCGCTTTGCCTTGGTAGCAAACCAGATCTTGACGCCCAATACAGTGGTGGCGGTGGCGGCGACAGCCATACCAATCGCCAACAACTTAAGGTTGTCTGCTATCATTTCTACGATTGGCACAAATTTTAAGCCAAAAACGATAGCCCTATTGACAACTGCATTCCAGCGTTCAGAGATGCTGGCATTCTTTTCTGCTTCTTTTTGCAGAGCTATCAATTCTTCTGCGGTTTGGTTGGTTGCACCACTAAGAGAATCCATATCACCCGATAACATCATCGCAAGCTCGCCAACATCTGAAAGCCCAAGAGCCTCTTTATAATAATTCTTTTGATAATAGCTCATGTCATCAAAACTTAGCCCAGCGTCCAGTATCGAATCTCGTATCATTCCGAATCTTTCTGCTGGATCAGTGGACATCATCAGATCCATTGCATTGACGAAGTTTCCGCCAAGGGCAGCATTTAATTTTCCTGCTTGGGTAGCAGCACCTTCAAATGTATCAAATTTGTTTGTCATTTGAGTAATTTTATCTATCTCAAAACCAGTTATCTTGGCCGCATGCGCCAAATCTTTAAACGATTTGACTCCACGTGAGCCCATTTTAGCCAACATATCGCCTGATTTTGCAAAATCGCCTGCCATTTTCTTGGGGGCTACTCCCAACGCTTTCGCGAAAGTGACCATTTCTCTCTGAGTTGTTCTGGCCTGTTTTGTCGTTTGCCCAAGTGCCTTATTTGACAGTTGAATACCTTTAGTGAAATCTTCGTTAGAAACTCCAAGTTTTTCCAAAGTGGATCCCAGTATCACAAGGGAATCACGCTGTTCTTTTGCCAGCATAGTAAAATCTGTGAACCCTGAGTGTAGTGAGGTCATAGATTTCGAAACATCCTCTAGCGATACAGTGTATTTCAGCATCTCAGCGGCGGAATCTCTTATACTAGAGGCAAATGCGTTTGAGGCTCCAGTGGTGCGACGAAAAGCAGCTTCAGCATCAACCAAAGCAGTCGCAAATCCAACCATTCCTGTTACCAAATTTGCCATCATGGTAGGAGCAGACATGGCGAGGCTTGTTACCAAAGATTTCCAGTCGCGAAAGCCCAGTACTATTTTCTTCACAAGAGGGATAACAGTTGAACCTGTTTTATACTGTGATTGTAGTGCACTAGTCATCGCTGTCCCCAGTTCTTTTCCGGCAGCAGCAGACTCTCTCATAACACGCACTTTGTGTTCTTCTAGGGCAATCGACTCTTCTTGTTTCTTGATCTGGTCCTCTAAAGCTTGTAGGGCGGCTTCGTCCATAGAGCCCTGCGCTTTCATTTCTGATAGCTGGAGTACATGGCCATCAAGAAGCTTCCTTTGAGTAAGAAGTTCTTGTTCTTTTATCTTCTCCATCTTCTCTTGATAGCTCATTAACGTTGAGAAGCTTTTAGTCATATTGGCAAACTGTTGTGCAGTCTTTTCAGACAGCTCGTTAATAGATTCTTTTGCTTTTAATATTTTCTTCAAGACTTCCAAGTTATCGTTTTCGTTGTTATCTTCTGGTGGCACGTATTTACTTTCCCCGTAGTTCAAAAATAAATAGTTTTACAAACGAAAAAGCAAAGCATAACGCTTTGCTCTTCTTAAAAGTTCTTGGCCCTAATCGCTAGGCCGAGAAGGTTGATTTTGCTTCGTTAGGGTTTGTGAGCCCCTATTGTTTCCAGAGTAAGCCTGCTTTGTTGCTTCTGCTTCATCATTAAGTTGCTTAAGGAGTCGCTTAACAAACCATGTTCTGAGCCCTACAGGGAGGTTATATGCCTCTGAGAAACTCCAGCCTCCCGAATATTTTAGGAAGAAAAACTGTTCATAGATTTCTTCCATATATTTATTGCTCAGGCCAAAAAAAGTCTGCATTAAGCGGCACCTCCATTCCTTGCTCATAATCGCAAGAGGCGCACTCAAAGTCACAAGATAGATCTACGTTCGGGGCCAACACTCGATAAGCCATGCGCAAATATCGAGAGTCCAAAGAAGGCAGATTTTCAGATACATATTTTAGAGCCTCTTTCGAACTATCTCCGTTTACGGCCACTATAATGTTTGACAACTGAGTCGTCACATTATGTTCTATGTCTTTCTTCTTTTTGTTCCCTCGAAAGGCTGCCGCTAAAGCGTTCTCATCTTTGCCAGTTAGGAGTCGCAGTGTAATATTTAATTCTGTCTTAGGTAGAACGACGTCAAACGTGCCGTTGTTGTTGTCGGTCGCACCCAGTTTGTCTATTTCCTCTGATCCTTGATATGGCTCAATCTCACTTAAATCAAAAGTGTGCGACTGTGATTCTCCACAAGATGGACAATTAACTGTCGTGCTATAATCTTGGCCATAACCTGAGATTCTAGCAGCAATGACAATCGCATTTCTGTCGCCGATCAGTAAAGTAGAGGCATCTATTGTCTTATTTACAATAATACTTTGAATAACTCTATCAAGTGCTACCCCTTTTCGCAGCAAAGAGCGAGAAGTTAAAATGTCTTCTTCTTTTGCCGTCATTTGTTTAATCTCAATAGTGCCCTGTCCATATAGAGCATGACCTTCTGGGTAATGATTACCATTTGAAGGCAAGTCTACGAATTCTGTGGGTACTACGAAAGAAAATCCTCCTGAACCTCCAGCTGCTTGTTGGGGGGGAGTATCGGATGCTGGGTTTTGTGTCCCCAGTCGATCATTATTTCTATTCAATTTACACCTCGTTGTTGTTTAAATATTTTAAGCTGATCCGGCTTTAGTTTCTTTTTTCTTACTCGTGGTCTTCTCAAACCATTTTGCACTGCTGGCGTCTTCTAAAGTTGCCCAATCATACTTGAGAGTTAGGGACAATTCTGTCAATTCGTCATCTCCGTATGCCAAGTCACCAAATTTCATCTCTGTGATAAATGCGTTGTTGAGAGTCCATTGTTCTACTGGCTTACCGTCGCCATCTAGTTGTTCAATGGTGATCATACCTAGTGCTCTAGACGCAGATGATTTTGTCATCGTAGATAAGTCTGCCGCTGATGCAGGTACTGCATATTTGGTGTTTTTCATCAGTTCGCCCATTGCTCCCGCTACATCTGGAGATTGTGGATCTACCAAAGTTATTGATACATCTTGCCAAGTGATAGCACCAGGGTAATAGAATGTATGATTCAAATATTTGTGCTCTGCTGCGTTTACTTGAAACGAAGGTTTCGTAGCAGTCTTAGCAAACCAAACTTGAGTTGTATCAGCTGCGCCGGTTGCTCCTAAGCCTGTCATGTAAATTGCAAATCTAAATTTTCTTTTAGGGTCTTTGATGTTACCCGTGATGTGATCACTGCTCCAAAAATCAGCCATTGTTGTAAGTTTCCTTTATTCTAATATTAAGTAGTAATGAGGTGAAAAACACCTCAGTGGTTTTAGTCGTCAAAAGACGCCCCTGTTGAGGTTATTGAGAAGTCAATCGCAATAAACTCAATTGCTCTTGCCGGTTTGACCATAATCTTAGCATACAAGATATTCTGATCAATCAAATCTGGCGTTGTTGTTGTTTCGTCCAAGATTAGTTTATAATCGGTGATTCCGTAGCCAGTCAAGGTGTTTGATAAAAGTGGCTCGATGAGCGCTTTAAAGCTGTTCCAAGTGGCTTGAGTATTTTGTTCGAACAGGACTTGATTTGACAAGATTGAAATCTGCTTCTTGAGGAAGATTACCATCCTGCGCACGTTAATTCTATCTAGTGCTGATTGACGCTCTTGGAGTGTCTTCTGTCCAAATACCACTAGTCCCGTTGAAGGGAAGGAAGCAATAGGGTTAATTCTAGCTTCATATAGGGTATCACGGTTGTCAGATGTCAGCCTTTCGGATACATTTGTGACAGGTATTCCTGCTGCCCCGTCTGAGAGACCACCGCGATTGAAACCTGCTGGTGCAAACCAAACTTCATTTGAAGATTCAGTACTCGCCATTACTCCCATCATTGCTACCGATGGGGGTATCCACAAAGATGCTCCTGTGGAGGCGTCCTGCGTCTGTACCCAAGGGTAAAAAGTACAGCCATAGCTAGAGTCCAATCTTCTATTTCTCAGCGCCGTGGCGGCTGCTGATGGCGATGTGCCCACTCTCTGGTCTAAGCTGTTATAGTAAGACTCGTGTGAAGGAATATAGACGTCTGGGAGGTCTACCACTGCCAGCGCATCTCCACGACTTTCGCACGTTGAGATCATGTGCTCTGTTAGGGCGTTGTTCGTTAAACCTGGAACAGCCAACAAGTTCATATTTAAACTCTCTGGGTCTGCTACAGTGTCAATTGCTCTATGGTATGTGTGATACACGGAACTATTGTCTTCTGTGGAGGTGGACGACATTGCCTTGTTGTAGAGAGGATCTGGGTTTTTGATATTGAAACCATCGAATCCGCCCCAGAAGGGTGCAGTAAATCTGTCATATCCGGCTGATAATAGAGTCTCATAGCTGTAAGCTGTATAGTCTGTGCCAGCGCGAGATCCTGATTGATAAAAGTAATTGCTTGAAGCGTCTGTCACTATGTCATCTAAAGAAAATACATACGACCAAGCGTCAAAGCCACTAATGGCTGAAGGGTTTAATTCACCAGTAGATGTTGGATCATCGGGGAAACTTGAATATTGCAACCTGTGCCAATCTGAAACGCTCTTCCCAGCAACCACTGAAGTGGATGTTCTCCCAACCTGCAAACCAAAGTAAGCATCTGTTGGATCTGAGCCGCCGCCGTCTGAGGCTGATAGGCGCAATCTGTCTACTGGCCAATGCAAAGTGGCTGACAGTTTTGCACCGCCGGCACCCAGTAAGAATGCTCCGTCGCGACCTGCAACTTGTCCTGCTGGCATTCTGTCCGAAGTAGATACGAATTTGCTGTTTATATCTGTGTCGGTGTTATCGTCGGCTGTTATCGATGACTGCACTGGTGGGCCAAAATATCCAAATGGCAATAACAGTGCATCGGAGGCTCCTGCGTCCACGTCTGAGTTCATCTCAACATAGATATAATTTGATTCATTATTGTATGTGCCGAACTCTTCCAGTCTTCGCTGTGTTGAGTTCCACTTAAGATAAGTGTCGCCGATTACTCTTGCAATGTAATTCGGAGATGATGGGTCTAAAGTACATTGGTCAAATCGCTCCAAGACAATAGTCTTTCTATCATTGTCACCTAACTGTCGCAACACAACAGAGAACGTGCCGTATGGGTTTGAACGAGATGAAGAAATTTTAATTCTCTCGATAGAAACTTTGACGTTCTTGTGCAACCACTCACCATGTCCTCGACCTTTCAATCGGAATAGTTTTGGCATCTTCTGTGGCACGTATGTTGCTTCGTTGCCAGACAAATCTTGACCAATAAACCAACCTGCAACTGCTTCACGAGAAGCTTGCTTTACAGATGCTGGCGATGTTGTTGAGCCACTCAATTGGATACCAAAGATGGCACCTTGTATTTCTTGCCCAACAAGAGACGCTCCAGAACTATCAAGATAGTTACGAACGTTCTCTTCGAAAGTCTCTCCAAGCCAAATAGGCTTCGAATTTGGATAAAATGTTCCTGAAGCATTTAGTAACTGGGGATTAGTGTTGAAACGATTACGGATAAAAGTGTCAGAGTCATCATCAAGACTAAATTTGACAGTATGCTCTACACCATCTGAGTCCGTATGGATAGTTGTGAATACTCCACTGGTATCTGAACCGATACACACACAAGTTCCACGACTGGCGGAATGTGCTGCAGCATAAGTGCCGCGTTTGAATCCAGATAGCTCGATTGAGCCAGAGTCCATATACCACACTGCTGCCAAAACTCCAGCTGATGGACTAGCCTCTGAGTTTAAATCTCTGCCTGGGAACGCTTGTGCTGGTGATTCGTCCATACTAGTTCCACTTCCTGAAGGGAAGATCCATAGCCCATAGGCGCCACCTACTGAGATATCATCTACTGCTAGGGCACCATTAAGGTTAGTAGTTGACCAACCTGCGGCAGCATCTCCTCCTGCGGTTGCTCCTGCTGTTGTTTCTTGGCCCAATAGCCGAATAAAAGTCACTGGTGCTGGTGCGGTGCTTAAGAATGCCTTCGCTGCATACGTACCATACATGGGAGATTGGTAGTTACCATCGCGATAAATATCACCGCCACCACTACCAGGCACAGTTTCGCCAAACAGTTGAGTATATTCATCATATGAACTGACTACTGCTGGTTGCATAGCTAAACCTTTACGTGAGCGTCCTACAATTACTGGACCAATCGCGGTCGGAGTCTTTGGTATCCTTGAGTTATCAATTTCATTAATGAATACTCCAGGAGATACGAATTTAAAATTCTTTATAGCCATATTATGTTCCTCTTTTCAAAATAAGTTGAGTTGTGCTTACAATCATACCTTAAATAGTATTTTCATTTTCAAACGGCTTTGAAGCTTGAAAGAAAGTATAGTTGTGAGTTCAGGATGTGAAGTTGTAAAAGCCATCGGAGTCTGGCAGTATTATTCCCTCTTGTGGATATGAGATTTCCACTATATTCTCCTCAACTTTGACTATAGGGCGATCATCATTCAAACCCTCGCCTACCAAGTATCCTAAAACTCTAATTTTAACTTCTGATGTGAATTCTCTGGCGTCTTCTCCAAGATTGGCTGAGTTGTTATTGTGAGAGATTCCCTGTTCTATGAAGCCTTCATATAGATGGCCGCTTTGACGCATAACAAATCCATTAATTTGACCAGTCCTGCCGAGGAAAGGAGCTATAAGATCATTCATTTGCTGTTGATAGTCTGATTTGATTGATATCTTATATTCTACATTGATGTATATCGGTATAGGAATAGACAATGTTTTGATGACAACCTTTCGATTGACACGTGGTGACCACCGCTGAATCGATCCTGATATGCTTGTGCGTGGTCCGGCTACGGTAGCGAAATTTCGAGTCTTGTCGTCGACTATTTTGCGAGCTATGACCATACGACCGGTTCGTCCGTTCTTTTTGGCAGAAAACGTTTGGGCTTGGAACCCGCCTTTTCTTGCAGGATCTTTTGTTATTCCTGTTCTCTCGATGCTGACCAGTGGCAGCTTTAAATTACCAGCATCATCACGCAAATCTTTATTGTGTTTAATTTGAAATGCTCTCTCTGGAGCTTGCCAAATAACAGGGACTTTTTTGAAGCCATCATTTGATACCGTACTTAAGTCTAGGTCTTCACTTAACCACTTCTGTATAGCTCTATCAATATTCTCTATATCGGAGGCTAACATACCTATCTCAGAAAGCCTCAGATCAATTCCGGCTGGTAACATGGCAAAATCAAAATTATCAGGTAGCATCAAACAATCCCTTTCTGGCTTTACGGCAGCGGGCAGATATTTCAAAACCGTGCTCCACTTGACCAAACAATTTCTTCTGTTCAGCTAGTTTTACAATCTCGTAAAAATAATCCCCGTATAATACAAAGTCGCCTTCTCTTACAAATAAGTTTTGATCATCCTCAAGTCTTCGCTTATGAAAGTGAACATTTATTTCTGTTTCTTTGTCTAATCCGGCGCCCTCTAAATAATTAGTAGTGTGACCAGTAAACTCTACCAAGGCAAAAACTCTGACAGGTGACAAGAATGTTTTCTCTATTGCTTCACCATATAGATCATGAAACTTTGTTGTCTCAATATCAATAGAGTAATACAATATCTGTTGGCCTATGACCTTTTCAATTAACTCGTCGTTAACTTGTTTTACAAGGTCTCGCTCCTTCTTGCCTAGGAATAAAGGAGGGGGAGCTGCAGTTGGTCTTTTCCATTCGTTATCAGACATCTTCTTATCCTACAAAGATTGGCAAAGGGGAGTGCTTGAATAGATCTGCTGCCGTTTCGGCGATCTCTGAGTCTGCTTTTGCCAATTCTTTATATGTGACAGAATCTAATATTTCCATCAACTTGTCTCGCAGTTGTTGTTGCTCTTCTTTTGCTTGTAACAAAAGCTCTGAGTGATTTAGTGTTACGCTTTCGCCAGGAATAGGTATTGTCGTAAACTTGCCGCGAATCTGACCCAGCATCTCTTTGCACAAGGCTAGGGCGTACTTTCTAATCCATTGTTTACCAATAGCGTTAATGTTTCCAAACGGAATATTATCAAACGGAATAGTGTTTAGATTGTTCACTCCATTGACGCCATCCTCGTATCTATCATTGGAGTCCCAAGCATTTGCTCCGTCAATATAGAATTCTACCCACATACGATCTTGTTCGGTGAAGCCCCAAAAGCTAGGATTGGGATATAGTCTTAAAAAATTATCTTTAATCTCGTAGGCATAATGTGATGTTCTCGTGTATATGGAATCTTCGTACATGACAGCTTGTAATTTATTTTGCCATGTCGGAACAACCTCAAAAGTAGAGTCGTCGGCAAATTGGCCATATGTTCCCATGTTGCCTACCACGCCAACACCACCATAGTAGCCGTAGAATCGCCACATAGCACGAGGAGATTTGTAATGAACCTTAGTGACTACTACACGTTTATTTCCAACAGCACCGGAGAACGGGACGGCATTACCCTTGACATCAACACCAGAATCTGATGCACTAATGATAATACTCTGTAGGTCATAATCTTGTTGATTTACAACCACTCCAAAGGAGGCAGAATATATTCTTTCTGTGCCACCGTAGCCGCCAATGGTGGCCAGTCCATCACCGACCTTCCGAGCCTGTGCGTAATTAAATCTAGGGTACTTTAAATTTACATTTGAGCCACTTAAGCTGTCACCATCAGAAAAGTTTCCAAGGTGATCAAACGTTCCAGTCGCATTGCCAAGGGTGCTGCCCAGCATATTCTTGCTTTGGTGTAAATTGATTATATAAGAATATTCTAATACTGCCTCTTCGTATGCAGCATAGACATTAGATGGAGTCATCTCTATGTCTACAACGTCGCCGCCAAGTTTTTTGTAAACATAATCTACTTGAAGGGCAGCGCCATTTAGAAAGTCTTGAGAGCCTGAATAGATCCCAAATGGAACAGCGGCTGCAACATCTCCTACGGTTCCTGTAGCTGGTAATATTATTGAGTTTGTAGTTGATGATGGGGACAAGCTTGTTGGCATTATGATGGTTCCTTATGCTCTCTTTCACATTAAATAGTTTTGTCTATGACAAAAGCATCTCATAAATATTAGAACCGCAACCGTATATCTTAAACACCCCTGCTTCCTTTGCTACTTCTTTCTCTGGCTTGTTTGGTTGAGCACGATATGTAAATCTGTTGAATCTAGTTCTGCCGTCTGTATACCAATAGTCTGCTTTGGTTTCGCCTATAAGAGTGAAGCCTGTTTTTAAATATCCTTTACCCTCGCCGAATCTTCTGTCGGCATAGGTTAGAATGCCATTGTATTTTTCTTGTCTCGCCCACTTTTTGGCTTGCTTTAGAAGTTTTGAAAGTCCGCCGACGACAATTGTGTCGAGTTCCGATGAAAGGCGAGCAATTTCAATCATCTTTGCTTCTCGGTATTTGCGATGGAAAGATGTTCGCAGAGAGAGTGCCATCACGAGAGTGTCATGGTGATATAGGCCAAATGTGATCTTGCTGGGTGTGTTGCCCGATATGTGAGTTTTGTTGAAGAAGGTTTTTGAGTCTGTTCTTGGCACGATTCTTGCAACACATTTGCGGGCAAAGATTCTCTCATTTGACTTACCTATTCGCTGGCGAATCATCGACTCTATTATCTCTTGCTTTTCTCGCCACTCGTCTGAGAAGATGTGAAAGAGTTGAATGTCTTGTTCTCTGCAGCTGTTTGTTTTATCAAAATGATATGTCTTGCCTTTACGTTCTTCTGAGTGCCAATATAAGCCGTTGTACTCAATAGCGAATTTGTGTTCTGGTAAATGTATGTCGAGCTCTTGTGGAGTGATGATGGAGCGAGTGTTGGACTGAAAGTTTTCAATTCCTGTTTCAGCGATGATCTTTCTTAAATCTCGTTCTGGTTTTGAGTATTTATTGATCGGATAACATTCGTGACAGAGGCTGCCTCGCTCTAAAGTTTGAAGGGTTCTCTCACAAATGGAGTTGCACTTGCGGCATTTACAAGAGATATATTGCTTTTGTCGTGATTCGTAGTCGATGTTGGTATAATCAAAGTGCCAATCATTCTCTCTTTCTTTGAGTCTCGTCAATAAAGTCTCTTTATCGATGCGACTGTTTGCTGTCATTTTGTCTATTGCTGTGGAGGTGTGTGTTTTGCCGTGGAACGGATTTCCGGTACCAGTATATTTCCTTGAACACTCTCTAAGTTTTGTTAGTGTCTCCTTTGTGTGACCTTTGTTCCAAGTTGTTTTAATCTTTCCACCTATTCTGCCAGCTTCTGCTGCTGCCAGATTCGCATGTGACTTACAGTACTTCTTGAACATGAACGACACGTATCTGGTTTCGCTACCGCACTCTACACACATTGGCTGTGTGCTGTTATGGATGTATTTAATGGTGTAGTCTTTTGATTTTATTTTGTGACGGTGTTGGAGGTGTGTCGCAAGTGCTCGTGTAGATTTGAGCGTTTCATTACAAATAGCGCAGATAGTTGTCACTTGTTCTCCTTATAGTGGTGGTGGCAGCCTTCGTGAAAAGAGCCTTTGAATAAATTGTCTTTTCATCATAAACCTATTATAACACACAATAAGTAGTTTGTAAAGTGAATAAAGGGTGTAATAACACTTTCGCTTGTGTGATAATTTTGGGGGTCTCGCTGTGTTGTTCGACTACTAGGCCAAATAAAAAAGCCCCACCTTCCGAAGAAAGTGGGACTCTTTAAATGCTCTCTAAATGGTATTAGGAGCCGCTTTCGCCCATCATTCCTCGAATAACAACTAGGCCATACATATCTGGACGTACCATTTTCTTGGCATATCTTGTCATGACGCCCTTACGAGGTACGAAATCCTCTGGTCCGAAGATTGTCGGTGTTGTCTGGAGAGGTACGTATGGTGAGTATACATATCCTGATTCTAGGAAACTAGAACCTCTGCGACCAATCAGAACAACATTGCGTAAGAAGTAAGGATCAACGATAACGTCGAACTTCTTAGAAATGCTTCCAACTTTGACTGCTCCTACTGAGCCCTTCTCGTCATCATGTGTGACTGAACCACGGAATCCAGCAGTAAACTCAAGGATATTTGCCACTTCAGGTGATACCACGATGAAGTTAGCTCCGCCTCGGAGAGTCTTGCGATGGATTTGTGCAGATACATCATTGATGGTTTCGACTAGAGTCTCATACCATTCAGATACAGTACCTGTGAAGTCTGGAGCTTTTGTAGAAGCGCCTACTTCTGCACCTGTAGTACGGTTCACAAAGAGACCAGGACTACGTGCCCAATAGTAAGTGCCTGCAGTTGCACCGTTCACAAGGTCAGCTAGAATCTCACGGTCAATCTCAAGAGCAATCTGCTCTGAAAGGATTGAAGTAAGTTCAACCTCTGCGTCCAAGTTGTGGTAAGCATTGAGGTCTTGACCGAGTTCCGGTGTCCATTTCGCTTTCAACTTCTTGGTCTTCGCTGTGATAGCGATTGAGTCAACCTTGATGTCGATCTCTGGGATGTTGGCTTCGCCTTCAAGTCCCCATTCAGCCTGACCTACGATTGCACCTACAGCACTTGCAGCAGTTAAATCATCTGTTTGAGCCCAAGACACTGTGTTTGCTGATGAAGTAAGAGCAGCGGCGATTTGGATGCTCATAGCTTCAGCAGTACCTGAGTATGCACCATCGACACCAGTTCCAATCCAAACAGTCTCAAGACGAGTAGTAGCAGAGCCACTATAACGAGTTTGGCGGCGAACTAGACGAGCAGCAACAGTACCATCGCTTTTTTCTACTACTCCAAGTCCGCTAGAACTAGAGACACTAAAAGATTGTGGACCATTTGTATCAACTTGATCCAAGCCTGATACTAATACAGATACACGAGCAACCTCAGTAGAACCGCTAACCATGTCTGCGTCAAAGCGCACTTCAGCGGTTATGCCAGCATCATCGCCAAAAGTACCATAGTTGATCACCAATGGCGTCAATGTGATACCGTCAGCAGTAGAAGAACCAGTTGCTGAAGTATAACCATTGTTCAAGTAATATGGGCCACCGTTCTGGGTACCTACGTTCCTTGAAAGATCAATTCCACTCACCATACCAGAACCTACTTTATC